ACTATTTTTCCGAGGACGATTCTGAGGAGTCCGTCTTCGAAGGTGACTTCCCGTACTTCTGTGTCGTCGGATAGAGTCCACGCTCGTTGAAAACTTCTTTGAGCCAATCCCTTGTAGACAAACGTCTTCTCGGATTCGGTGTCCTCCCGTTGCCCCTCGACAAAAAGTTTTCCATACTCCGTGAAGACATTGACCTCTCCTTTTTTAAAACCTGCTAATGCAATCTCTAAATGAGATTCTACATTATTTACCTGAATCAGATTGTAAGGTGGATAATTCTTTGTAGTTTCATGAAGATTAAATAGACGATCGAAGTATTCGTCCATACCAATGCTATTGCGGGTAATCTTATCCATCAAGGTATTAAGATCCGCAGCAGTATAACGCTGAATGTTCATTATGGTAGCTCCTTTAAAAGCGAGTTTGTGTTGTGTGGATCCTTTCGGCATCCACTACTAATTATACAAGAAGCATAAAAAAAGCGGGTGTTGTAACCCGCTCCTTATCATTCGGTTTCTTCTACTCTCTTCTTCTTGGAACCAATGTTGTATTTGGTTTCCAGGATCCAATCTCCCTTGTCCTTATAGGCAAGGACTTTGATTTGGTTGAGTGGAGCAATATCTTGGATCTTAGTAACATCCACAATACCAATCAAACCCCAGTCAGCAAGCAACTGAGCAATGCGATTGCGGCGTTGGACATCATTCACCGTCAGGTTTGCGTGCTTGCCATCAAGGGCAAACAGTTCCTTAAAGTGGACGAGATAGTATCTACCTTGCTTGTGTAGGATATGGCAAGACTGATAGATTTTCTTTTCTTTTCTTGAAGCGACTCCGATACGGGTCAGAGTTTCACGCACTTTCAAAAAGTCATCGGGTTCGTTAAGAACCACTTCAACCATTTGTTCAGGCGACCACTTCACTTCGGGTTCTTGAACCACACTCATTTTGTTCCTCCAGTTTCAAATTTCGATTTAATAAAATTAAGTTGTTCTTCTGTAAGAATCCTCAAAGCTTGTTTTGCCTTTTCATTACTATAACCATAATAACGTTTGACATAATCAAGATCTTTGATTGTATCTTTTCGGAGCCAGGGAGAAAATCTCTTCTTTTTCCTCAGACTATTTAGAAGAAAATCATATTGTAGTTTTTTAGGGAGGAAATGATACTGATTCATTTCATTAGCAAACAGCACTGCGTCCAGGTGACCAGAAAAACAACGGTTGATGATATAGGGAGGATATTCCTTCTCAAGTGAAGGGTCTTCGTCAATCAGATTCTTTTTCGTCTGATTGATAGAATTTAACCAGTCCTTCAATTCCATAATTAAAAAGTAGTAGTTCTTTGCGTTTCTTTTGCTCTCGCATATACTCACCTACCGAACGCATTGTGTAGGTAAGGTCAAACTCAGCAGCGTTCCAATCTTTGAATCGGTCTTTCACCAACTGGTCAGAATTATAACTCACCAATTGAGGCATAGAACACTTATCACAGTCAGTAGCAAACCTATCGTGATCAAATCCTTTATGCATTGATCCTTTACGCCCATAGAGGTTATCCTTAATATCATAAGGAGGATCAAGATACAAAAAAGTATCTGGTTCTTCATCCATCAAATAATCGTAGGAATAGTTAGTTATACGCCAATGTTCGATTATCTTAGAATAATCAGGCAACTTTTCGATCCCCCGCAAAGTGAAGTTCCCGACCGATGCCTGCTCGGAGAACGATGAACTCTCTGTGAGACCACTGAAACTACACTTATTGACAATATAGAAAGCCACAGCACGATCAATGCTAGACAAATTTTTGTCGTTAACATACTCCTTAGAGTTGAGAAACAATTCTTTTGCTAATGTAGGAGTATTATGTGTAAGTTTATAGTCAGTGAGTTTATCTTTGATATCAACCCCAAACATCTGCAATTGCTGCCAGAAATTAACTAGGGGTTCATACAAATCATTTACCCAAATATTTAGATGTGGATACTTCTTTGCGACATGAATTGCAACACTACCACCACCAAGGAATGGTTCACGGAATTCTTTATAATCCCTCAGGTCAGGGAAGTATTGGTCCATCTTGGTGCAAGCGCGGGACTTACCCCCTGGGTAGCGTAATGGTGTTTTCAGGGACTTCATAATCTTTAGGGTGATACTTCAAATATTCGTGGAAGGTAAGTTTCATTTCCTTCTCAGTCATACCACAATGTTTTGCAGCAGCAGGTATAGTCATTTTAGCACGAAACAATGCCTCATTTGCTTCCTGCACATTCTCAGGTGTTGTTTTCACTCTTGGTTCTACCAGTTTAGTTTTATCGATAACGAGCAGGCCCATCTAATTCCCTCACAAGACTATAAGTAAGTTTATTTACACTTTCAGACATGATGCGATATCCAGCACCAACATAAAGTTGTCCCAATACAACTGCGACGGTGCAGATACCCCAAAAGATATAATAGTGTGATGATTTCATTTGTGATAGTACCTTAGTTTTTTTGTTTTTCATGATGCACAAAATTGAGTAATATCAGTCGATTTGTAGTTAGATGAAAAAGAATTTACATCTTTATTTGAACAGTCCTCATCCAAATTCATAAGTGGTGCTGAACCAAAAGTTTTTCTATACCTCATCAATTCAAGACGCTCATACCTCAGTAACCAATTTTCCTTCAAAGAATTTGGCATATCTATTGGAATTGGAATAAGTCCAAGCCACAAAGGTTTTCCAGTATGTGTTCCATTTATGACATCTATTCCCTTACCATATTTTTCCCAAAAAAGACCATACTTTTTTAACTGATGTTCGGTAAGTTTGTCTGTACCAACATATCCCTTTCTATGATCTATTTGTCTTTTGTATAGAAACGAACATTCTTTTGGATTCTTATTAGGACCATTTTTTCTATCGGGATAATATCCTTTACCAGATTTACCAATGTAAACACATTCTTCAAAGTCAGAGGGTAAGTCATTTTCAGAAGGTCTTGTTTCACTTAAAACATGACCATAAACTGCACCACCAAATTTTAAACCAATAGTATTTGTTATTTCACAATGTTGTGACATTCTTATCCAATACACTTTTGGTACTGGATATTGTTCTTGCTCTTCTTTAAGCATATCAATATAAACAGGAAGAAGATTCACTTGAAGTTACACTCCACCATAAGTTCAGTTAGACAAGCAAGCATGTTGATTTCTTGGTCTGCTACGAATGCAGCTTGATACTGATACTTAGCAAGCACAAGCACAGCAGCAGGAACGCTATTGTTTTCAAGGGATGTATAACAAGCATCGTAAATACGACGCATAAGTACAGTAGTATCATTGTCCATGTTAGATACCACCCACTTCCGAACTTCTGGGAAATTCTTTTCTTTAAGGTTTTTAACAAGTTCATTTACGGCAACATCAGAGAAAGTAGCAAGAATACCAGCATCAATCTTTCCACTCACAGAGTAACGCTGACACTCATTGAGAACTCTCCTAAAATCAGGAAAATGCTTGGATACCAACTCAACAAGAACTTTTTGATCGTAAGCAATTTTTTCATTATCCAGGATAGTTTGCAATCTTTTATAAAAAGAACTTGCAAGTTGTGCCTTTTCTTTACCCTTTACACTAAAATCAACAACAGCACATCGGGAATGAAGAGGTTCAATAATTTTATTTTTATAGTTACAGGTAAAGATAAATCTACAATTATTATAAAATGTTTCAATATTTGCTCTTAGCAAAAGTTGAACATCATTACCCGTATTGTCCGCCTCATCTATAATAATAACTTTATGTTTAGAATCTGCTGTTAGTGAAACTGTTGATGCAAAGTTTTTTGCCTGATTCCTTACAGTATCAAGAAAACGACCTTCATCAGAACCATTAATTACATAGTAATCTGCACCTAATTCATTGCAGAGTGCTTTTGCAATCGTAGTTTTGCCAATACCAGGAGGTCCAGCAAGAAGAAGATTTGGAATCTCGCCCTTACTGACAAAATCATTAAATGTTTTCTTTGTATCATCTGGAAGAATACAATCATCAATAGTTTGAGGTCTGTATTTTTCTACGAACAAAAATGAATTGTTATCGCCCATAATCAAAATAAAAAATTCAAAGGTAATAATAGTTTGCGAATGATTTACTCCTCATTCTCCAACTTACAGTATCTTTATGGATACCTAATATTGTAGCACATTCCTTTACCGATTCATAAATTACCCCATCAACATAACATTTTTTGCCCATAGATTTTGAAAGATTTTTTTTGTGCTCTTCGGTAAAAGGAACTCCTTTTCTTGGATGAGAATTTTTAGACCAATATTCTTTTTGGGACTTACGCATTTTATCAATAGAATCTTTTGTATGCTTCGTTCCCCACAAAGAATTTAAAGAAGGATTTAACCATTCACAGTATTGTTGTTCTACTGATTTAATGTCTTCATCTTCGTAAATCCATTTAACAACTTCAATAGTAAAATTATGATATCCATATTTTAAGAAATTGTTATACAGTTTAGGACAATCCATCTTATTAGAAGCACACATAGTTATATGTTTAGCAAATCTAAGCATATAATTTTTTTCAGTAGAACCTATGTAATTTTCTCCCGTTATTTTGTTTCTTATTTGGTAAATACAACTCATTTATTAAACCTCGTAGTATAATACTATTTAGTAAATGAGTTATCAAGAACCTCAATGTGAGACAAAAACTGTGATGGAGTATTCCACCACATCATCTGGGTGTCTTCCCAGTTATCAAAAATTACAAAATCACCATGA